TTCCTGAGAACATTCATTGTTTTCGTGTAGCGTTGAAGTTCGATCCAAAGATATTCAAGCTGCATGTTCAGGTCTGCGATAGAAGTGCCTTTCTTCTTGGCGTAATCGTAGAGTGCTTCTTTGCGAGTATGCCAAGTCCACTGTGCCAGTCCGAAACCCGCATGGTCATTGGCAAATGAAATCTTTGAATATCTACCGCTGTCAATTTTCTTCACGTACTCTGCGTCTGAACCAAGTCTACCCTCGAAAGAGTTTTGAAGATTGTCGGGGCGGAGATTACTCTCAGCTTTTAGATTGCCCATTAAACCTGCAATAGCATAATCATTAAATCCTTTTGACTTGAAGAACGACCAGATAATTTCATCATTACCTTTTGGAGTTGCTAATATTGGATAACCAGAAACGTTATTCTCGGTAATAGGTTCGCCAGTAACTCCATCATCAATAATAGGTTCTCCAGAAATATTTCCTGAATGAGAATCTTTTGAAAGATTGTCATTTACTTTCTTTGCAATGTCTGGATGCTTACCGAGAAGATAGGATCCCGGACACGCCGTTGAACTGAAATAGCGATGTACAGTCATCACCATTTCACCTTCTTTAGGTGTATAGTTCAGCGCTTTATCTTTATCGCCAAACCAGATAATTCTTGTTTTGCCGTTTCTCTTGCAAATATCTGTTACAAGGTCAATCAGCGCTTTATATGAAGCATCAGACACTTTCCAATCAGGAGCGCCTGTGCTGTTTGCTACTTCGATAGTGACTGCACGATTATCGTTTGATGCCGAACTTGAAGTCCATGCACGGTTCTTCTCTTCGACATAGAGACCGATTCTGCCATCATAGCCGATGCCATAGTTAGAACTTGCTTCTCTATTTGCGTTTGCAAAACTTGCGCCGCACTGTTCAACCGTTGCTTTGACCCATGCCATGTGATGGATTGTAATTCTGTCGATTGCATGATTTCTCGGCTTGCTGCAATTCGGTGACAGCTTCGTGTAGACAACTAACGGACTATTCGTATATCCCATAATGAGTCCCCCTTTAAATTTAAACTAATCAATATTACTTTGTGTTATTTAGCGACAGCAGTAGGAGTCGAACCTACGGAGCCGTTAAGCCCTCTGGTTTTCAAGACCAGCGCATTAAGCCTCTCTGCCATACTGTCATTTATTTGAGCATTTAAAAAAGAGCAAGCAACGCTTGCCCTTTTACAAGGGGCGCACCCGATACAACCAACGGCAAATACCGAATGCGCCAGAAGAGAGACTAAGAAAGAGATAAGAATGAAGAACGGTATATCTCTATATATACCATATAACGCTTACATCTAACTTATTGGACATATTTTAACGATTATGCGCTCACATTATCTTTTATCATCTTTTTTCTATATCTTTCCATGTTTTGGCGATGTATTCTTTTTCTTTCTTCGTCATAACAACTTTGGCATCTAATAGTTCTTGACCTCATTTTTGTTACAAATCTTTCCCCACAACTGACACACTGCATAATTTTTAAACCATTTTGTGAACCCAATATACATTCAGGACATAGTTTGACTGGATCATTATCTTCACACAAAGTCAATCGACCACACTTCTCACACTCTATCACTGATTTTCCATTATACGAGTCATAGATGATAGAAGAGTTCCATGACACTCTGAATGATTTAAATAAGTCGTCCCCGTCAAAACGAGCAAAAGGTATTTTGATTTTGTTTTTATAAATATATATAAACCGTTCAGACTTTAACTTATCCATCAGTAGTTCATATTCCGCACCCGTAATCCTTACTCCGCTTATTTTACGGAATGGAATCTTATCGACTTTGATATATTGGTCGTCCGTATATTGTCTTCTAAGTTTGTAGAATATCAATAACGCAGTCAGATGCCTTTTGGCTGAATACGAATCCATACTGTCGCCAAAATCTATCGAGTCTAATTTATCTATTGTGGCTAATTCGCTCTCGTAAATATCCATAACAGGATTTTGATAATCTTTTTCCAAAAGTTCTATTGGAATATTAATCAAGTCTTCATACATAGATTCAGCCAAGCTAATTACTTCGCCTATGATTTTCTTTGACTCATCTTTTGCCATATCAAGAATATCGTGCATTATCTTTTCTTTAGAGTCATTATGCAAAATACAATAGCCAATATAGTAATTTAGTTTGAAATAAGTGCTGCCGTTTTTGGTTTTTGTGAAATTATCTTTCAGTTCAGCTATGTACGACTCAACATCTATTATCAATGGGCGTTTGCCTTTGTATTTGTACACAGAAAAATGTTTATTTTTCATACCCTCATTTCCGCCTTGGCACAAATTGTAATACTGCGGATTATTATAAGCATTCACCTTCTCGATCTCTTTGAACTCTGCATCCAATGCTTCTTGCTCGGTTTTGTACTGACCAATGACTCTTCTTGAAAAATTTCTTCTGCCGTACTTACTCAATGCTTTTAGCATTAGAACTCCGCTCCCATAGTAGTCATCTTTCAGGAACGGAAGTTCTGTTGAATGTTTGCCGATGTATTTCTTGCCGTTAACCTTGTTAGTTATCTCGTAAACATAATGATTCATCCTTTCTGTTTTTCTCTCCACTTACGTTTAGCTTCTCTGTCTATTCTTCGCTTTTCCTCTGCATGACATGCAGGACACCTAATCGTCCTCGACCTCATTTTCACGACAAACTCTTCGCCACAATCAACGCAATACTTGACCTTCATCCCATCCTCAACAGGTGGCATACAGTCATTGCAATATTTTCTTGTGTTATTTTTAGAGCCTTTTATCAAACGTCCGCACTCAGCACATCTGACATAATTCTCCCCAAGATATTTTAGGTATTCATACCCCAATTCTCTATAATCAGTGATAGAAAGAACCTTCTCTGATTCGTTGTCGATAAAAGTTACCCTGTTAGCCAGATTACCCGTCTGCTTTGGGAATTGTAATAGACCAATCACCATTAAATCGTGAAGCATGAAGTCTCTGTCTGGTACGCTCCGTTTCACTCGTGCGAGTTCGAAGATTTCCTTCGCGTCATTGTTTACCCAGCCGTTATTTTTCTCGTTGCGCTGATTCCGCAGTTTCGCAAGACACAGGAGAGTGAAGATGACCTGTTCCATATCTCTGTTGCCAATCCCCTGAATGGTTTCGAGTTCCGACTTCGTGATCCATACACAGTCATCTTCATACAGCTTTTGTTTCGGCGCTCTCTTTGCAATCCGCTCAATCGTGTCTTCCCACTGCAACTTGCTTGCTATGTATCGCAGATAATAGTTCTTCCGCATGTAAGCATTTAGGAAATCCTCGATTGCCTGACGCTTATATCCCTGAACATGACAGAGATACTTTGCAATCATGTTCAGTGTGATATACGGCTTTTCATCCATCTCGTTGTTTTTCAGGTAGTGTTCTTCTACATAAGTTTTTTCATTCAGTACAATCATCATCGCCCTCCACGTTTACTTCTACGGAAATCATATCAAAAGTTTCCCCACCAAATTCGAACTCAGTTCCGCCACGTTTCGGGAATGATATAACTCCTTTCTGTTCAATCAGATTATCTACTATCGCATCGCCAACAATATCCCATGCGAACTGCTTCATGTTCTCGTCCTGATAACACAAATCAAGGATAATGTCGCACAATTCTTTTTCATTCGGGCAAATGGCTCTGCACTCGCCCCTGAACTTCTCTGTGAACAATTCCTTTGTGTATCTCAGGTCGTCACCGTCATAGCCAGAAGAAGACATCTTCTGTCTGAAAGATTCGAGTTCGCTCTTGTAGGCGTCATAGATTCTTGCGACCTCGTTGAAACTCTTTCGTGAATACTCGACATGGCATTTCAGGATGTCGTAGTCGAAATCGTAGTCGTCAATATTGTTGCCAATGCGGTTAGGAAATGCGTCTTCGAAAATCCAGCATATCCTGTTTATAACGCAAGGGTTTATGCCGACACACATACCTTTTTCGTAATATTTCAAATACTCCCCCACACCGTCTACGGAAGGGTCTAAGTCTCTCAGACTGTCCACGTTGAACTTTTTGCGGACATCGTGTTCACAGTTTCGCTCCCAAGAGAGATAGTCTTTGCGGAGATGCGGATAGACGTAGGTCATGAAGTATGGTTTGTGCGCAGCTATGATGTTTGTATTGAGTTTGTGTTTCTCAGGATCCTCTTTGGATTCGTTTTCTCGGTTTGCAGATGTTGAGTACCAGTAAGGGGGCATTGGTTTTGAGATGATGCCCTTCGCGCGATCGATGCAGCATTGCTGAAAGTGCTGTCCGCTCATAATACGAAATGCAAGAGCCTCATACTCTTTTGAACCCTTGTCGTACATTGCTTGTACTTCAAACATACTTGTCACATGATTCGTGATAGTCCCTATATCATCATTAAATGCCAACTTATTAGCATTAATAATGTCTTCTTCCGTTGGTACTATTTTTTCTGCGTTACGCTGTATACATACAATGGTTGGTGAGTTTAAAGTGTTCTTCAAGATAATTGGATTATCAGTTACCATACTGGTGTCGCCCAATCGCACCCTCGGTTTCCCGATATTTCAATACGGGTTTAGATCATCTCATAACTATAATTTCTTTCACAAAATTTTAGTTCGTGGCACTTCGCCGTAACCATTTCAGATTACAGCTACTCTACTCGGTTATTACATGGTTGATTTTTCAACCAAGAATCTTTTCGTTGATCGTTACAGCTTCGTGTGTAAAGCGTTTAGTCTAATTTAAATAATATGCTTCCATGTTTTTCCGTGGCGAATATCATAAATCGTTCTGTTGTGCACACCAAATAATTTCGAAATTTCTAAGTCTGAAAACATTGGCAACATTTTTTTGATTTCGCACACTTTTTCTTCGCTTAGTTTAGCCATTTTATTAGTTCCACCACGTTGCGGATGATTGGCTCTTTTGTATGAATCCCTTGCATTATCTTCTCTTGTCATCCATTCAAGATTTGAAATGTCATTGTTGGATTTATTATAATCTTTATGATTTATAGTTAATTCTGAAATTGGAATTGCAAACGGATTTGGCAGAAAGAATTCACCAAGTAATCTATGTAATTTTTTACATGCTCTATTTGGCGTTTTCCCAAGGTTTACTACAACATATCCGCTACTATCCATTGAGTGTTGTATAAATCTTTTTGAATCAATATCAAATATATCGCCATTGTCATAAATCGCATAATGTTTTCCACCAAATTCAAATATGGCACTATTCATGTTATACTCCAATAACAACTTTACACACGCTTGCCACGGTATTACCTGCTATCTTACGAAAGACCGTAGGTTCTCTTAGTCAGTGTATTCGCCATCGCTTATTTAACTGATACCGTTAGCCTAAATAATTAGACACCCTATATTTATAGGTTCACCACGTTTTACAAGGACAGTTTAGTTTATCCTTATCGCAACCATTCATCGCGTCACAGGTCGTGTCCCACGCGTTCAGAATGATTGCAGTCTTAATATACCGATACCAATATGCACATTCTTCTGATTTGTTTAGTTTAAGTTTGCGGATGTTGTTGTGGCACTTTCCACGGAATGGTCTCGCTACGACCTCATGTTTTCACATGTCCACAGACTATATCTTCATCCAATCTTGTTGGATGCCCACCACTGTCCTGCGCTTACAGGCTCTTAGTCGTTGAACGTTTCTCTGTTCGAGACTTCGCTGCTGATTATCCATTGCCACGGCACTTAGGATTTGACCATATGCCATCTAATCACTTCTTTCTGCTTTCGCAACATTCACGATTAGAACTGTTCGCTCTTTCGTTGTAGTGTGATTAGCTTTAGGAACTCCCAGCAATTCAATGAGTTTTAGCTTGCACGTTGCCGTACAAGTGACCTGCCATTCAAGTCATCGGCGCTCTAAAGCACGCCAACTCATCCGCACCTTTATCCAACCAATATCTGTGATACAACTCCCCAGCCTTTAACAGACCTGTGACTTCCAGTCTGAACATACTCTGACACAACGCATACGGGTCGCCAGAAATCATCGCATAGTTTGCGTCTACCTTAATTGACCCCTTTTTCGCAAGTTCTATCCTTTTGCGGATCATCGAATAAATCTTCCGCCTTATAAAGCTGTCGTGTATGAGTTCTGGCTCAACCATCAGCGCCCTGATGTAGCTGTCGAGTTTGCCGATGTTTTGCTCGTTCATGGAATATCCGCCAAGGAAGACAAGACTCTTGCGATAGTCCATGCCAAGCGCATCATTAATCTCGTCAATCGTTGGCTGGCACAGTTCTTGAAGTTCATCGTCTGTAAACTCATAACTTTGCAAGAACTGATAGTTCGTATTCCGCACGTTCTCCAACTGTTCAGGCGTAGTCTTCGGAGTAGCGAACTGATAATGGTTCTCAGCACAGTTCTGATAATAGTCTTCCCAGCTTCGGTATGAATCCCACAGCTTCAACATGGAAACCGTAAGAATAACGTCAGCGTCACGGACATCCCGTTTGTCACCCCACGCGTCAACTATCTCGTATGTTCCTGCAACCTGCTCGGCAAACTCCACAAAGTCGAACGTGTAGACCATACCCTTCGTCCATGCGTAACGGGTGTTCATTCCAGACAACGGTTCTGCGCTGCCCGTCAAATACTCATTCACGATGGAAGAGTATTCGGGCGTCATCAAGCCAAAACCATCAGAGTCATTGTGCTCAACCTCGTAGTCCTGCTCATGCGTCAGCAACGGCTCACCGTCTACAGAATCGTTTATAAGAATCACGTTGTCTTTGAAGTGTGTGATGCAGTCGTCTACAACGATGAAGCCTTTTGGTTCTGGTAATGGGGTAGACCCAGAGCAGATTAGCGCTTGATAGGCTTCAAGTTTCGCAGGAACCATCTTCTTTGACATGTCCCTTCCGTTGTCCAATCTGCGTTTGAGTTCTGGATAAATCTGTTCGTTAACATAAACGATTGTAGAATTCTTGATTCCGCCGTTCGTGCCAAGCAGTCTTCGGAATTTAATCCCATTGATTGAAAATCCCTGATTGGCGCGGTCATAGTCAGAATATGAGTCCATGACAATACATACATAGTCTGGTTGGAATTGGAGTTCATACAGTTTACTGTACAGGTTCCTCATCATCGCCTTGGTCTCAGGAGATTTGGAACGTTTTTTGGTGAAAGCAATTTTCCTCTTGACTGCATGAATCTCATCGTCAATATTTAACTGCCCGTTAATTTCGTCAATGAACCGCAAGCACTGACTGGACGCCAAAGTAACAACAAGGTCGGGATATTCTTTTAGCGCAAGTGAAAGTGGGAGAGTAAGGTTCCATCTTGCTTTCTTTAGCTGTTTTGTATGGATCTTAAATATTAGTCTTTGACATTGCTTTTGCTCTATAACCTTTACCTTCCTTTGCATGATTATTAGATTAAGTTATCATGCGTGATTTATTGGATGAAGCTGCTCGGCACGCCTCCTTCCGTACCAGACATCATAGTGTATTGATTACTGTCTATATAATATATATATATAATATAATATAGATATATATAATAAGAGTTCTCTTAAATAAGAATACATGTATACCTTAGATAAAGAGTAATGAATATCAATATAATTATACTGTGAAAGAATAAGTATATATATCTATACAGACTTATTATCTTGTATATATCCTTTACGTACTGATTATCTGTTTTAGTTACGTATAGATTACCTATACGAAGCCATAATAGTCTAATATACTATATAAGACTATTATTGATTATATGTATGTTATGTATAGTATATTATCCTATTATAGCTTCTAAAATTTTGCCTCGATTATTCGATTTTTTGACTGAAAAACGGACATGTCTGGCAGGTGTCGGAAGACTGCCAAATCAAACAATCGTCAAATAATCATCGAACATATGTTTGTTTATAAAAAGTCCATCTTCCACCGTCCTTATTATACTACAGAAATGCAATACTTGTCAACATAATTTTGCGTGATTTATTGATTTTTTTGGTTTGGCAATCTGAAATGCAAGACAAGACGATGAACCCCTTATATACAGCTACGTTCTGAACGCAGCTGTGTTTAAAGAAACGTCTGGGACGTAGCTGTTAATAGTCGTTACGTACTGATTACCTGTGAACAGTTTGCGGAAACGTGGCGGTATTCTTTTCCGATAAAGGTATGTGTAGCTATTAAGTTGCCAACACCAAAAACATCCTGTGATTGTGTGCGGATCTTCTGGGAATATTTGTGTTTCGCGAAATGACGGGAATATCTGGATGTTGTGTTTGGCAAATGATTATAAAAACACATATTCAGGAAAATCGTTTTCATGGAAATAGGTCTGTTCATCCACAAAAATTGCCAACAACATAACCATTTCATGTTTACTTGAATCGCCAATATAGGGACATTTCCGTACTGTTTCCGATTTTCCGTTTTGCAAAACATGCGAATATTGCGGATAATTGCCAACAAGAAAAACGTCTGATTTTTCGGGGCAAAAAGTTTCTTCGGGGAATTCAAATTCTGGATTCGGGGATATGCAAATGTTGTGGTGTAAATTGTGAAAATCGTGTGTTTTGGTTAGTTGGCAAAAGTTGTGTGTTTTCGGGGCGGAAAAGGATCTTTTTCGGAAATAGGCAAATATAGCCGTTCGGGTTTTACGATTGTGGGGTGAAGGTGTTTTATTTTGGAAAGGGGTAAAAACGGGATTCGAGAGAGAATAGGGAAGCACGAAGCGAGTTAGTCGCGACTAACCTGGGATCCTGAAACTTCAACTATACCCCCATGATTCATATATATGAATTAATAGGCAATAATTGCATGTTTGTTATTGATCGGGTTGCTCCAAGTCTGTTATAGTGCAAAAAACAGAATTGAAAACGTTTTCAGTTTCCGCTTGCATGTAGTTTTGAAAACTACGTGTGACGGTATGAAAAACTACGAAGGATCGTATTATA